TGACCAGCACTCTTGCTCACAGCATTGTTCACATCATCACGAATTGTAAGTGTGATTGGTTGCCATGTGTGCTTACCAGCGTAGTAAACCTTTGAGTTGTAAACATCGATTGCAATTGATTCGAAGTTAACGTTAGGTCTTGTTACGTCGATAATTTGTTTTGTTAGTTCAATGTTAGGAGCACCTGCACCAAAGTTTTCAAGTGTCACTCTAAAGCGATACTTGAGTTTAGGCATCAACAAGCCTTGTGAACTTGCTGACTGGTCACTCGCCAACGGAACTGTAAATTTGCTTAAACTTGAAATAGCCATCTAATTTGCTCCTTGTATAAAGTTATTTATCCCCATTATAGATTGCCCAAAGTTGCTATTTCGCCTGTGTTCTTTAAGCGTAATGGAATGTATATGAATTCCACACTCTTAACTGGCTCAATCGCTACATCAACATACAGTTCATTTCTGTCAATTCTTGCTGGGGTGTTGTTTGTTTCGTCACAAACTACCAAGAAGTCATAAACTGCTCTTTGACCTACCAATTCTAGTAATAGGCTTTCCATTGCTTGTTTGATCTCATCACGTGTGATCTTATCGTTTGGTTCAAACATAAATGGCTTAGCAAGTAAAGAAAACTGTCTGCGTAGATAAGCAACCAAACGTGCTACGTTGATTCTATCTAGTGAACTTGCATTTCTTGCTCTTGTGTATTGACCAAAGTTGACCAATCCACTACCTGTGATAAATGTTAATGGGTTAATTTTAACACCAGCCATTGTTTCACGCACACCGTCGTTTAGTGCCACAGCATTAAACTCGCCTTCTGCGTCAATGTAACCAACTGCTGAAGCATTAGTAATTCCGCCACGTCTTGTACCTGCTGGTGCAAACCATGGATAACTTACCGCATCACTTACAGCAATAGTTCTCAACATCATGTGACTTGGTGGAACAACAATGTTGTTACCAGTTACATCTGTTGTTAAACCTGCTGGGTAAAACGCCGCCATGTATTCGTCGAAACTTACGAAACCTTTTTCACCATCACCTGATGCACCTGCTGTATTATTACCGTAGTTTTGTAATTCAGTTGCAGTAGGTCTTAGTCTGAACGGAGTATCAGCAACCACAAATCCTGTGATTCCTCTATCTACGTTTAGGTTAATTAGATCTGTTGTAAGTTCTGGATAACCTGGAGCCGCTAGTAGTGTGAATGTACGTGTTTCTTCGTCACGTAATAATTCATTTGCATTTACACTTGCTTTAAGTGCCGCAACTACTGTTGCACGTTGAGCATGTCTACCAAACAGTCCTGAACCATCCGCTTGTGTTGTGTTCCAACCAATCCAACGGTTAGTTTTGTACGATGCCATAGATTCATCTAGGTAACGTAGGTTTTTACCACTGTCTGCTGTAATGTCAATGTGTCCTCTTACGAATTTTTTAACATTGAATCCTGAACGTCTTGTGTTCCATAGCAACATACCTCTTGGATATAATGCTGGATCTGGAGCATCTGGATCAACATAGTTTACATTTAATAGATCATCGATATCTGCCGCAGTATCGCCTGTAGCACCGCTTGATCCGTAACGTGCATCTGCAAAGATAATACCATCTTCTGTTGTTTGATCCGTTACATCAATTGCTACCCATTCAAGTGCAGTATTGTCCCAACGATAAATGTTCAATCCGTAGTTTTCGATATCTGAAGTATCAACCCAAATATCACCTTCTACTAGATCAGTGTTATCGCTTTGTCCACCTGTTTTTGATGGTTCTGTAGCACTTACGATCGGACCTGCTGGGTCAGTGTTTCCACCATATGGTGTATAGTTTAGATAACCTACCCATTTAGTTCCATCGTTAACCATGATGTCCACTTCATCAACTTTGGTATCATACCAAAGTGTTCCGTCTGCTGGAGTGCTAGTTGGAGCCTCATCGTTTGCTTCATAAACCAATGGCTTCCAGTTAGAAATAACAAACGTGTTGTCATCATCTGCTGGAGCAGTATAGAAGTTAGCAGTACCGCTTTCTACACCAGTTGATGAGTTTCTTGACCAACCTGTAAAGCCTGCACTTGCAAAAATTCCATAAGTGTCGTTAATTTTAATTTCACCGCCAAGTTTGTGTGTAATTGTAAGATAACCATTTGACACACTTGCAGTGATGTTTGTAAATCCTGCATCACTGATCGCCTCTGCTAAACCTTCTACGGTTGCAACAGATACGTTAATTGACTGAGCAGTGTTAAAGTTTGCTGTGTTAGCCTTGGTTTCAGCCATTGTAAAAGTACCTGCTGTTACAGTTGGGTTAGCACCGTTTTCTTGTCCTGTTACACTAGTTGGTGAACTTGTAACTCTTCTGTATAATTTAAAGTTTACTAGTTCATCAACACCTGTTGTAGAGTCATCAATAGTTGCTCTACCTGTGTAGTTTGCTAGAGCAAAAACTGTACCAGCGGCAATTTGTGTACCACCAGTTTTGTCAATTTCGTAAACTGCTTCCTGTCTTGTTCTATACACAGGAGTGCTTACACTTGTCCATGCACCTAGTGTGTCATTCCAAACTTTAACTGTTAGATTAGTACCTAGGTTAGGTGTAGATACTTTAAACCAAACACTACCTGTTGGTCTATTTCCGCTGTGGTTAGTACCAGCAACAGTAATTGTGTCTGAACTCTTCCAAGTAGGTACGCTTGAGTGTTTTGAAATTTGTACTTCTGGACCTGCGTAGTATGTTTCAACAATACCTAGGTCGTCACAGATGCTGTCACCTGTAGCATCAGAAATAATAATAGCACCGTCGTCTGTAGTGTTGTCTGTGCTTGAAGTACCGTCAGTGTAGATTTCTAAAATTCCACCTGCTGTTACCTTAGCCGCAACACCTGTAATAGAAGCGGCATTAATACCACTTGCTAGTGCTGAAACAGTTGTACCACTTAGTGTTACAAGTGTTCCGTTAATGTTAATTGCATGACCACTTGAAAGTGTTGGACTTGCAACAGTTGCTTGAATTGTTGGCCAACTTGATGCCCAAGTGTCTGAAGTAAATGTACTTCCACTAGCACTAGCAATATTTGAACTTGTTGTTGATCCTACTTTTACCCACGCATTGTCTGCGTTTTTGTAGTAAACATCGTTTGAAGTTCTAGCAGTAACGATAGCATAATCACCTTTTGATCCCACGCTTGCTTTTGGATCACCTGAACTTGTATTACCAACAAGATCTGTAACGGAGTTAAGAACTAATGGAGCCTTGTTAGCAAATTTTTGTGTAGATTTATCCCATTCAAAGATACCGTAAAGTGAATCATTAGTATCTAACCAATATGTTCCGTCTGCTGGATTACCTGCAGGAGCACTTGAAGAACCTGCTAGTTCAGAAAGGTCTGCACCAGCACGAACAACATATGCTCTGTTCGCAACACCCAAGAATGAATAAGCGGCTTGCAAACCGTATTCGTTTAATTCATTACCGTGTAATGGGTTATTGCTTGAATCTGTATAGAACGTTGGATTACCAAACGTTTCTGTTAATTCTCTTTGTGATGTAATTAGGTATGGTGTACCTGCGTTAGCAGTTAGTGTTCCTGCCGCCGTACCTGTACCTGCGCCGTTAGGCTTGTTTGCCGCCGTTGCTACAATTATTAGTGGAACTGTAGATGCTGTGGCTGGCGTGTAAAAACTTTCGTCAATTACGCTGACTTCAACTCCTGGTGATGATAGTGCCATCTTTAACTCCTTTAATTAAGTTCTTAAACATATTTAGCAACTACAACCAAAAATACGGTATTATATACAACGAAAAAGGGGTCGAAAAGGGCGGGTAAATACAGTTATGACTAGACCCTTATGCAAATCATGTAAACGCAGACCCTGTGCAGTTAATTATAAAAAGGGTCGTAGAACCTATTACAGAAGCAAGTGTGAACAGTGTGTGAATGGTAGAACACCCTCTATTCCACTTTGGTATCAACTAGGATATCGTCAACAGGAAAGGTGTGATAAGTGCGGGTTTACCAGCAAACATCCTGAACAGTTTGCTGTGTTTCACATAGATGGTAAACTAACCAACTGTCGTCACTCTAATCTTAAAACTATATGTGCTAATTGTCAGCGTGTGCTACACAAAGAGGGATTTACTTGGAAACAAGGTGATCTAACACCCGATTTTTAAGAAACTCCACACTGCTATTATTCTCAATAACAGCATCAAATTCAACGTTTGCCCATGCCCATTCAGATATATGAACATCAGGATAGGTTTCCTGCATCTTGTTAGCAACTACGATATGTTCCGAAAGTTTTTTATTGCTGGTATGACGCATCTGTGTTTTAGCAGTTTCCCACCATTCGGGTTCATTACCACGTTTCACACGCCACAATTTACCACCGATAGATCTTATCATATTTGCTTCGTTTTCAAAACGCACATCAGGAATAACAAAGTTTGAATCAGGATTTTCTAGCAGTTGTTTTTTAACAAGGCTTACCCAGATACCATCAAAGAATCCATTACGCATACAGTCAGTGCCAAACAGTTGTAGCACCAGCCTAGGTGTAATAGGGTGTCCAGTTTCTGTGCTCCAGTAAGGATCAACCTTTTCGCGCCAAGCACGTGAGTCTTCAGTGTCGCCTTCGAGCATTTCTCTGTCCCAGTTAAAAACGCTGGCTACACCATCTTTTAGTCTATCTGCAAATGATATTTTTGTAAAGCCTCTTTGCTCTACCAAGAAATCTGCTACTGTTCCTTTGCCTGAACCAATCAACCCACAAATACCAATTATCATAAAAGATCCTTTCTTGAAAGCATCTTCTAATTGTATAGTCATGTATGTGGAAAGTCAAGCGAGAATTAGCCAATTACGAATGATAATGGCTTACTGCCATCCACGTAATTTGCCAAATCCATTTCCAATTTCTCCATTTCGGCGGTGGCGTCTGCTTTTAGTGCATCGCCGTTAAGTGATGTACCACCCTGCGGTGTTGAAATAGTAGCAAATTTGCTTCTCGCTTCGCCTAGCATATATTTGCTTACCGCAAGTGTATAATCCTTTAACCACTGTCCAGCGTATGGATCGCTTAACAGTGAAAAATCAGGACGTTGGTTGTAAATCTGCATCAGAATCTGTTCATCGCCTCTGGGACGTTGCATAATTGTAAGTTTTTTGCTAACAGGTTCAAATTTAAAAGCAATGAAACTACCAAACATTCTACCCACAAGTTCTTGATAACCAGCAAAAGCATAGTATGTTGAAAGTCCGCCCATCTGTGTTGAACTTAGCAGATAGGTATTTGTGTATGCAAGGTTAAATGGTTCAAACAGTGTACCACCATCTCCACCACCAGTTCTAGAACCAATTGAACGTCTAAATAGTTCTCTAACTTCAATTACTTCATTTGGAAGAATGTAGTCATTGGTATATTCTTGAAGTTCTAGTATTGCATAAG